CCCTTAGATCACGAGCCCTCTCTTTTTCCAAAGAGAGAGGAAACTCGCGGTCTCCATCCCGTTTTGACCTTGCGGTCACGGCGGGAAACCCGATCAATACGAGTGAAACAATGGTGCGCTAACAAGCGCCCAACGTCGTAACTCGAATCCCAGGCGTCGTCACTTGACGTGACGAAAACCGCCCGTGCTTCTAGGCGAAACAACGAACTATTCCATCTGGTTACGTACGGCTGATTAAAGTCGTCGCCAACTAGAAAGTCTGGTTCGCTCTCGTCATATCTACCTACGATAGGTACAGGAAACAATTTCCTGGCCAAACCTAATAGGTAGCTTGCACAGCAATGTAGATCTGCGAGGAAAAATTTCCTTTGCAGCGCCACAATGTCGGGAACATCACTGATCGATAAATGGCCGAACGGCACGCGACGGTTACGAATAATCGTAACTGAATCACGACCGAACCACTCAGCACCACAAGACTCTCGAAAGGAGGTCTCGAAACAGGTTTTATCCATGTTCGGAACGCATCCGAGCGACTCAAGGGTACCAAGGAGAATCTCGCGGCAAAAGTCAGGAGCGATTATATCGTCCCCGAATACTGTCACTTGATTAGCCAGGTTCCTCCAACTCCAGCTATTCGCTGCATGTCTACCGAGTACACACGTTTGTGCGTACTTCGCACTCGCCAAGGCGAGTGAGTAGAAACAGAGCGTTTCGACTGGAAAACAAGTCGCCGATCCCATTGGCGCGAAGCAACGAAGACGAACCCTCTCACCTTGATAGGTGGCAAAGGGCGTTCTCGTCGCGAATAACGCGCGCCGCAATCGAGGAAGCCGTGAGAACAGCTTCCAAACAACGACTGCCGACAAACGATCACTAGCCTCGGACAAGTCCAAGGTGAACGTTCCGTCGTCGACAGAAGTCCGCGCCCGCATCTGGCTTAAGGTTTGATCCTCAAATCTGATGCTTCTGCGGAGAAACGAGCTGCGCGCCACATATTTATATATGGCTCGCATCTGTCCTTGCTGAAGGTACTGATGTACCTGAGGCTCGACGCTAATTAATCTGGGTCCTCTATAATCTTTTGGCACTAAAACGACACGTGTCGTTAGACCCTCCTTTAACGGAGGGCGCCTTGAGAGTAAAGGGCACAGATATGGAGTACCATGCATACGCCACGGATATCTTCCCTCGCTGGTTTTCGACCAGTAAGTGAAGTTCCATCGTGCATCTTGAGCAAGACCTTCGGCCACCGCTCCAGGACCATGTCCCGGAATGATGCTGTCAAGGTCGAGTTTATTAAGCACTTTCTGCATTATTTCTGCTGCTAGCGTAACAACCGGGTGATTTGGTAATAGAGACTTCTCAAGGTCTCTTTGCCGCTGTTTAAAGGCGGTCCAAGCTCGGGTACACGACTCAGGAGTTGGGAATTCCCAAGTTTTTGAGTCTAGCAGTAGCAATTGACGCAGATAACGTATACATTTCAAATCCGGTGTACTCCTGAGAGTCCCGTCTATCTCGAAGATCCGCAGAAATACGGATCGACAAAATATAGGCAACTCTCCATTCCTGGCGAAAGAGGTCGGCGCGCGGAAGATTCCGCTAACGAGACCTCGATCTAACGCCTTTCCCAGTGATGGGAGGACGTTTTTCAAAAAGCTCACACCTTCTTCTCCGGTTCTCAATCGGATTAGAATGCGATCACTTTCATCGAAAGGAATATCTTGAAGTAGACCGTCGTCAATGATTTTACAGTGGAGCTCCGAATCGGATCTCTGGGTTTTCAGACCCCTTGTTTTCAAGGTGAGTCTCCAGGGCCACTTCGACCCCACCATCTCCTTAACAACCGCCTTACGGCGAAAACGACTATTTCAGTCCCGACCTGGCGACTAAGCCAGAGAAGGATTGAAAGGACCGGTGACATTCATGTCTCCGTCACCTATAGCCCCGGACAAAAACGAGCTCAAATGAGCCGTCTTCAGCTGGGACATCAGGTGCGCAGTAAGATCCCGCGACTTGACTTCGGTCCACGCGCTATCGCGTGGGATCGACCATTCGCATTTGAGGGATCCCTGCAAGATTCCGTCGGACGCAGCATTCATCATGTTGTGCCTGATCGTAATCGTATGTTTGTCGTTTCCTTCGCCGACACCGGGTTTAATCTCGTGGTTCTTCTCGATGGACTGAGCAGCGGAAACGCTGACTCCAGTCTTCACGAACTTTGCACGAGCACCCGATCGTTCGGATTCATCGAAGGTTGTGTCAGTCGCGCCATCGCTGGCGGTGACAATGATGGTGGCCATAAATGGACTCCAGTTGAATGGGGGTATACCCCCGGGTAGCACATCAAGCAGGTGCGGCTATATCCTTAACAAAGCTAGCTCGTGAGGTTCTGAATGATCAGAGCCGAGCCCGTTAGTAATTGGAAGGACTTCACTTCAGGGATATTCAGAAATGAAGAGCTCTCTGGAGGAAGAAGCGTTCGCCAGTAGACAACCGAATTTCGGTAACCTACTAGTTGGGATTTCGGACCCCGGACATAGGCAGATATTCCATTTGCCCATCCCGGATGTAATCTGACTTGGACGACATCTGTCGTCTTTTCAGAACACGATAATCCAGTAAGTTCGGAGAAAGGACCACCGAAACGTAAGCGAGTCAAATTTCTTATTCTCGCTTGCGCGTTGGTGACCCAATCGATCAGAAAAGAGTAAGGAATCAATTCCCATGCTAGGCCTACTATATGTTGAATACCGAAGTATTGCATATAGGCAGCCCAGTCTCCTTTATGATTGATGTCATCTCGAACCCGTCCCCATCCACCGATACGAGACTCCTTGTACCTATTTGAAATGCTCGCGAAAACGTGAGCATAAGGGTACGATTCGTCCGGTTCGTATGGAGAAACTGATGCCATCGCTCTTGCGACGGCACCGACGCGAACATATTGTCCCCGATTCTGGCGTAGATAATCTAAGCGGTTCTTGACGTACGAATGTGCGCCAAGAGCAGACTTTAGATCTTTAATCGCGGGTTTAACCGCGAAGTTATATGCCAGTACTTGGGACGAAGCGCCGCGCGCTATATCGACAACTGCACCCATCGGAGTTTTCCCCTTTATCCTCAGCGGATTAAGAACCTTAACAAGGTTCCTAATCGCCCGCGTTGGATTCAGCACTGTCAGAAAAGCCTCCTTGAAGACCTGATGCTCGACTATATCCTCCCCAACAAGAAGTTGAGGTGACACAAACGAATCATAGGCTTCAAAGAACTTCGCTGACAAGGAAGTCCAATCTGTGGCAGTGAACTCATTAGCAGAACCAAGAGCCGCCGGATATGTCGCTAAGTCCCTCACGGGGCTCATGACGAGATACGGCGTCCCGAGAGGCCCGCTGTAAGATCTACGATAGGCCGAATTTCCTACGTCATTATCTAGATCGAGAGTAGTCCCTTCCGGGATGCTCTCGACTTTGGTATGGATACACGGGTTTGTGACGAGGACGCTCGAAGAGCGTCTACGTCGTCCTGTGCTCATATCATATAGATCAGAACTGCGATTATTCAACTTTCCCGAATAATATGCCGTGTTACTTGATGTAACAAGCGTTTCTTCAGGATCGTCGAACTCCCACTGGTCTGTTCGTGACGTTATTGGATGATCCAATGAGGGATTACCCTCGGAGAATCGGTGTCTCATAAGTGATATTCCTTTCAGTAAAGGCGATCCCCCCTTGTGAGGGGGGG